TGGATCGATCCCGAACCACCGTAGCTGTTCGAGTTCAGATTCAAGGACAATGCGCCCTTCGTTCGGTCAACTATGATCTGTTGCCCGCTTGCCCCTGGGCCCCAAACCAAATTCCCGCTCGCGTCAAGCTCTAAGTAGCCGCCTCCCTTGGCCGCCAACTTCAGCGGGATCGTAGAACTCGCGCCGGCCGTCCCTATTGTGACCATGCCCCCAGCCGCGGCGTCCGTCACGTTCACATAATTGACCGCTGAGCCGGTCGCCGTCACGGCAACGGCCGTATTCCCATTTGAATCCTTCAGCGGCGCACTAGCGGCGACATTCGTCAGTCCGCTCCCGTCGCCAGTGAAAGACGTGGCGCTAAGATTGCCAGCCGCACTAAACCCGAAGTCGGCCAGGCCGGAAACCTTCAAGTTGACGTCATCGGTCGCCGAAGTGGTCCCAAGAATCAAGTCCCATTCCGCATAACGGGTTACATTCGCATTGCCGAAATACGTTGCGAAGCTCCCCGAGGTCGTCAAATTCGGGTCCATTATCCCGAAGCTGTGCGAGCCGGTCGTCGTTATATTCGGCGCCTGAAGCACGCCGGAACCGAAAGTTCCGCCGCCGCCGAGCGCCGCGTAATCACCGGCATCCTGCGATGCGAGAAGCTGCCCGCTTCCGTTATCGAGGTAAATGATGGCCTGGCCCGGCAGACTGATTGGGGGCGGCGCCGTCCGGCCCCTAAACCTGAGCGTCGAAACATTCGTGATCGAAGTGGAGTCTTGGGCCTCGGCAACGTGACTGTAAAATCGTGCGTCGAGCCCGATGGCGGCAAGCAAACATAGCGCGACCAAAACCCAATGTTTCACGTGCCACCTACCTTTCTTCGAGCGCGTTCCAGGTCACGGTAACGGTTCCATCCGTTATATCGCTATCGATTCGCACGCGGAAGCAGTCAACCGGCCCATCAAACTGAATTCTATCTTGAGAGCCCGCCGCTGCCCAAGCGCTATTACCCTCAGTAACCCACGTATCGGAACCGGGGAAATTCGCCCTGCTCGCGGATTCCGCGACAACCGATCCGGCGCTTGAAGCCGAGCTATATTCAACATAAATCACAATGCTTTGGCAGTTCGCGGCTGGGATAATCGCGCTCGTGCCCGACGAAACGGCGGTCAATAAAGGCTGATCGTTTGCAAATTTGCGTCTTGCCATAAAAATCCTTTTTCCTTACTGAGCCGGATACCAGTTTCTTAGGGCCGCCCTGCCCCGACGCCTAAGAGTTCTTTCAACGCGATGTTGTTCGTACCGATCCGCCATATGAGTTTCCGATACCGGCGTCCGGCGCGCGTCTTCCTGGGCCATCCAGCCCAACAAGGTCAGGTATTGCTTTTCCTGAGCTGTCGCTCGGTTCTGATCATCGGCCATCCGGTATAGGTCGGCCAGCACTCCGGCATACACGCAATTTGAATTAAACCAGTTTGGGAATTTATCGGAGGAATTCACGAGGCGAATAGGTTTCGCCGTATAGCGCATCGGGAGCCCGTAGCTGGCGTCCGGGCCAGGGTAAAGTTCGATCTGTGCGTTTCCGTCCGCTGAGTCCTGAAAAGGCGCCCACCAGGCGGGCGGGCCATAAGCCAGCCGAGAGGGCGCGTAACTTTCCAGCCAGTCATAAGAGCGTTCTTCGAGGTCGCCGCCAAGTAGGGGGTTCTGCAAAGAAAGGAGTTCATTGACGTCTGAAGGCAATTCGTAAACAGGTTGCCAGAGATAAAACGATTCATTCACGAAATCACTTGGCCCGGTGAAAGGCCGATCAATCGTAAAATCCGTGGCGTCAACAAAGGTAAAATAATACCAGTCGATTTCATTCCCCGGCCGAAAATGCCAGCCGGTCATCATATCAGTGAATACCGTTCCCGTTCCGGTTCCCGCTGTATCTCCAAGATTGATCGAAATAGTTCCGGTGTCGTAGGGCGCCTGAAGAAGAAGAAAGCCCTCGGTTTTATTAAGGCGGGTCCAGGGGCGCGAATGGCAGATGTCTTCTATACGGGCATTGATGAGGTCCGTCAGTAGGTCGGTACGAATACCGGCGCCGGCCGGCGTGCTGCCAAGTCGCTGTCGCAATTGTCCGAGTGTTTCAGGCATTGCCGCATCTTTTAACGCTCGAAGGCTTCGCGGGTTTCTACAGGAATTCCGCCCTTTGCTCCGCGGTAGGCCTCCACTTCCTCTTTGGGCATTCTCTGTTTGCCCGCGGGCGGGACTGCGGGCTTATAGCCGTGCATGTGTTCGCCGCCTCCGGGTTTCGGAGGTCGGGCGGGAAGTTTGGGCGCGCCGTGCTTGTTCTGAAGAGACAAAGCGTTGATTACTCCTTCCGCATTTTTTCGTGGGTGCGGTGATGCTTGCCGTGGCGGTGATCTGGCGGCATCGGCCTGGAAGACGGTGGCCGAGGGAAAACGTTGTCGCGGAGGCTCCGACCTTCGCTGTATTCGTCTATGACCTTGTTTTGGCGTGCGGTATGTTCGTGGGCCATTTCCTCACGCGACAAGGTTCCATCTTTGTCGAAGTCGCCCTCGCGCTGTTCGTTACCCCTTCCGCCCATCGGGTGACTCATAGAATGCGCCGCCTCGTGCATAGAGTTAGCGTGCTTTTGGACACGCTCCATCCGGCCAGAGTCCTTTTGGATTTCGTGGGCGTTGTGCAAAGTGTGTAAATCGTGTTCGGCTTCCCAATCTTCCATTTTCGCTACCTCGCACATTTTTAAGGCTACTCCTGAGCGGCCCTCTTTGCCATCTCCGCGGTCATATCAGCGCCGGTGATCGCTTGGCCCGGCTGCTGCTTAGGATGCCCGCTCAGGGCGGTTTTGAGCCGAGTCACGGCCTGGCCGATAGGCGAAGATCTCATGCGCTTTTCGAGCAATCCGCCGATTCCATGAGCATCGCTTTCGGTACTCAAGGTGTCGCCGTTCATTTCTCAGCCTCTTGGCGCTTTCTCATTTCGCGATCCCACTTTCGAGTTGCCCCGCCCATAACCGGGGCGGCTGCTTTCGGCCTCGCCGGCGCTGACGAAGATTTCGGACCTTTCAACGCCTCGGAAGCTCCCGCATCGCCCTCGGTGATTGAGCGTATCTGAGCTGTCGCCTGCCCCATCATTCCCGTTTGCATCGCCGGATTCTTCGCCGAGGTCGCCTCTGAGCCCGCCTTCACCCCTTCAAATGCGCTATGCGCCGAGTCGTGAGCCTGGCTCTCGGTTCGAAGCGTATTATGCTTCTTGCGGTTGCCCCGCATTCCATAGGGTAAGGCCATAATTTCCCTACGTCGCGTTGATTGCGATGCCACCCGCTCCGTTCGGGGCGGCCATATCAATGTAAATCTGGGCCTTGCTTCCGGCGTCCGCGCCCCAATCGCCGATCCCAACCCCGAAGCAATCCTTGAAGGCGAGTAATCCGCCAGAGGCCGCCGCAACCTTCGCGAGGCCGGTCAAAGCCGTCGCCGCGGAGCCGACAGCGTTCAGGAAGGAACAGCGCTCAAACAGGGTTTCGCGGTCAATCGAGGCCGCCGCCGCCGCGAGGATCCCCAGAACCCCTGCGTTCGTTGCGTACATCGGGAAGCTGCAATCCCTGAATCGATTGCGCGGTGTTCCGCCGGCGAGTTCCAGGTTGGAGTTTGCGACTCCCCGCGAGGTCGTGTCGTCGCCGATAACGCAATCCTCGAAGAAATTCTCGCCGGTTCCGGTTATCAACAAATTTCGGCTTGTAGTTGATCCAGCGCTTGTGGCGTCATTCATTCCGGCAAACTGGCAGTCCTTGAAGTGGTTTCGGCCGCCGCTGAGGGTCATGCAGATTGACGCCGCAACTCCCGCCGCAAAGCCCTGATAGAATTCGATTCCCTCGAAATAGCAGCCATCAACGGAAACGGTGAAGAAATTGGCAAAGGCCGTTGTCCCGCCAAGCGGCGCAATTCTGGCGCGGTTGGAATTCCGCGAGCCAGAGCAAACGCCAATTAGATGAGTAGCCGCCTTGTTCCAATTAAAGCCCGCAGTCAATCGCGCGCTGGACGCCGTTGTTCCATCAGAGATCAAAACTATCAGGTCGTTGTGTCCCGCAACGCACGCATTGAAGGCTTGGCCGAGAGTCTGAAAGGGGGCCTGTAGCGTCCCCACTTGGCCATCGCTCCCGTTTTTCGGGTCAACGTAAAAGACGTTTCCCGTAAAGGGAGACATCGGGATCGGCGTCGGATACCGCGAGCCGGGATTCAAAAGTCCATTGAGAAGATTCATAGTCGCCCTCGAATTGTTTCAGAAAAATCGAAGGGTCTTAATACGGCGCACTGTCCTTTAGCCGCCGAGACCCGGATCGCCATCAACCCCAAAATAATGACTGTAGCCAAAATCGAAACGAACCCAGCCGCCCACATGTATGGCTCTGGTTTCGTTATCTTTCCAGAGATTGCGCGTGAATCGCTCGCGCCAGATCCAGCGGAGGCCGGTCTGTTCTTTCGGCCCTAATCCGAAGTAGGCGCTGGGGTTCGTCAGATAATATGACGGCTTAACTTCTATGGCCATCACGTTCTGCAGGACGTTCTTGATCCTGTTTACCGTGTCCGTCCGGTAGCTCGAATCAACGATTTCAAGCGCCGTCGGGTAGAGCGGCCAAGGTACGTACAATAGCCGCATTGGGATATTGACGGGCATCCCGCGGCCGTCCGTTCTCTGGCCCATCCGAATCATCATAGCCTCAAGAGAGCTATGCGCGAGGTCGGCGCCTCCTGAAGGGTTGGTGTTGCTTTGAACGCCGCCGCCAGGTCCAGGGTTAGGGTGAGAGGTCGAGAATAGGGCGACGCCATCAGGGTTCCGCAGGCCGGCGTTCATGATTCCGGTCGGCGTGTTGGTCTGGAAGCCTTCGTTGAAGGTTCTCGCTCCCAGGACTTCGGGCAATCTCCGGAATGACCGGCCAAACCATTTCGCACGCTGGCCCGCGATATTCCACTTGTCATCGGCCTGAATGTCGTGGGAAACGATATAGCCCAGGTTATAGGTTCCGAAGATGTAGGTCTGTTGAAACCATTTGCCCTGGATGTCGTAGTGGAGTCCGCTCAGTTCGGAATCCGCGTATTGAGGAAGCCCGAACCCGTCAATGGCGGTGTCGCTTTCCCCTGTGCCGTCCCCGTCTGAAACACGGTATATGTCCGTGTATTCCGGGGGCTGTTCGTCAAAGCTCATGTCGGTCAACTCATCGAGCAAATTGAGCTCGGTCTGAGTTGTCAACGAGAGCTGAAACTCTTCCGGATAATTCGACCGTATCATTGGCATAATCAGTTCCTCGCTGTGCGAAAAAGTCCGTTTTCAGAGCGTCGCCGGAATAAGCTACACGCCGGCTGTTTGTGTCGCCTCTCTCATTTCGTTGAACTTGATCAGGATTCGGCAATAAGGGCCGAAGGAATTCAGAACGTCCGGGTAGCGTCTGAGCAAATGCATGTCGAGCGTGCCCGTAACGGCAATTCCCGTCGTATTGATCTGATGACCGGAAAAACCCGTCAGAGTCGAGCCTGCCACGCCGGTAGGATCGACATTGGCGTTTTTCCCCATGTTCGTAGCGACAATGCCGGTTCCGTTGGCGTTGTTATCCTGAGCCTCATACTCGGAGTCCAGATCGACATTCACATGAACTTGGTAGAGCGTCGATGCCGGCGCGTAATTCAGGGCGACGCCTAGCGGAATTGTTTCGCCCGGGGTCGCGCCTTCGGCGAAGGTTTGTACTGGCGGGGCGTCTTCGCCGGAAACGCCAGAGTTCGCCCAGACAACATCGTTTTGAAAAATCGCGTCGCCGTCGGCGGCCAGATGATCAAAAACTCGGGTACGAGCTGGAAACGGCTTGTTGATTGTCACGTAACCGAATCCGTGTGGGCTGTTTACGTTCGACATATCGATGCTCCTTCAAAAAAAGGGTTGCGACCGTCCGCTCTTTTTAGAGCAGGTTTGGATTCATTTCGACCGTGAGGCCCGGCTGCATACCTCGCCGAGCGCCGGTAACAGGCGCAAGCCTGGCGTCTTGCTGCGCGATGCGCCCTGGCCCGTAACGGTTCTGAGCCTCTCTCTCGTTGAGAGCCTCTTCAGCTTCAACCTTATCTTGCATTCGCGCAGAGGCGCGCAAATTCGGCTGGCGATAAACCTTGTCGTACAGGTCTTCCGGCATCCAGTGCAGATAGAGCCCCCCGACTACAACTTGCTCGCCGTTCTTGAAAACCGGCTTCCAGGCAACGCCGGCGCGAGGCGGGATCTTTGGATTCATCCAGCGGAAACGTTTTCCAGGGTTGGCCGCGACATACTCATTGACAATCGCGTCAAACTGAGAATCTCCGCGGACAAGCTCGTGCGTGAACTCATCGGCGATCACATAGGCTTCTTGGAATTTCTTGCCTTCCGACGCCTCGGCGATCCCCTCGTTGGTCTGAGAATCGGGAAGGTGGGAGCCGTGTTGCCTTATATACGCACGTGAGCCCGGCTTCGCGCCCTTTTCGGCGATCAACCTGAACGCCTCATCCGTGGTCATCAGATTGATGTCGTCGCGTGTCCAGCCAAGGAATTGAAGGCTTTGCCGTTCTTTGGTGTCGAGGTCGTTAAGGCATTCGTCAAAGGCGCTGTCGATCGGTTCCCCGATCGGTTCGGTCGCGAGAGCCTCGGGGTTTTTGCGCGGGCGTCCAGGTTTGCGTTTCGGGGTTGTGCCCCGGCGAATTTCGGTGACGTTATTATCGCTCGACATTTGGGAGGTCTCCCTCAGCGTCGAACGATTAGGCTGGAGATTTCGTCTTACAGAAACGTTAAGAAGCTCGCGAGGCTTGGCGTTTTGCCGCCTCTACCCTGTCGGCCACCTTTTGAAGAACTGTCGGGTCGAGATCCATCCCGGCCGTGCGCCGGGCCATTTTTTGGAGTTCGGGGGTTATTTTTCCCCTCACGATCCCACCGTCCGGATTGCCGCTGCTCCGAGGCCCGCCTTGAGCGGTCCTGAGCCTCTCACGATTTGCGGAGTCATCGGCTTTCTTTTTCACCGGCCCGAGTTCCTTTTCGGCCCTTGCGGCGGCAAGCTCGAATCGCTCCGAATCCGAGAGATGCGGCTTTTCGACAGACAAGTCTTCAAAGATTTGCTGAGCCCGGCTTTGGAATTTTTCATCCTCGACAAGTCCGGGATAGCGTTGACCGACCTCGCGATATTCAGCATTAAGGCGACGTTCCTCTTGAACCTGTTGGCGGGCGAAGTCTCTAACCTCGTCCATTGTGGCGAATTTGCATTTTTCTTTTAGCAGTTTCGCCAGCTTCGCGGTTCCGTTATCGTCCGCGACGTAATCCGCAAGAGGAATTCCCTCGAGCGCTTCTTCGAGGCTGAGAGCCTTTTCAACAGGCTTTCCGTTTGGCTTCCCGTTGGTTGACTCCGCGGCCGGCCCTCGGGCCTGTTGCCGTTGCGCCTCGCGCGCCCAATAATCCGCCTTCGTGCTTTGGGCCTTAACGTCCTGGCCTAATCGCTCATTTTCGCGCTTGAGCTTCCGAGCCTCTCTCCGCTCTTCGAGCAATTGCAATTGCAACTGTTCGGCGGTCTGCTTTAATGCGAGAGGATCTTCAGGAAGCGCGTTGTCTGTGGTCTGGTCGGCTATCTGAGTCTCAGCTTCGCCGTCCGCGTGGTGGTCTGTTTCGACCTGAGTTTCGTCGTCCATGAAGGGCTCCGATGTGGATTTGTCCGTTCGGACTTAGGGCAGCGTCGGCATCCGGTGGGAATTTTCTCGCCGCTTGGTTCGGACTATAAGCCTAATTTGAAAACCGTGTCAAGGGCTAGCGGAATATTTTATGGGTCGGGTACAGAAGAGCCTCGCCCACTGAACCGAGATAATTCGGCCCGCGAGTAACGATTGTCCATTGTATCGTGCGGCGAATCTCGCGCTCGATTACATAGCAGAGGCGCTTGTGTTCCTGGCTGAAGGTGTGCCAGTTTGTCCCGACTGCGGTCTCCATGATCAAGCGACCGTCTTCGGAAAATACAGGCGTTAATGGACAGCCAGGGATGGCCTTGCTTTCGGGTCCTGGTTTCCGTTCGGGTCTAATGCGGTAATTGCGGCGCCGATTATTCATGCCGCCTCCATTCTTTTCTCAGCCCCCATAAACCTTGAGGCCGGTTGCCCGCATTTTCTGCAGGGCGCGACGGTCTGGCCCCATTCGTCCTGAGCGGCTACGGGGCTTCCATACTCGCCGGGTTTTTCTTCGAGGCCGCCGCAGTCCGCACAGCGAAAGATTGCAATATAGTAGGCGGTCACGAGTCGCCCAGTATCGTCGCGATCCCAAAATCTCATGCTTGACTTCGATGAGCTACCCAATACCTAGCACGGCAATGGGTGTCGCAAAACCAGGGTCGATTTAGAACTTGGGCATGATGCCCAATATCCCGGATGAGATTTTCGCCGCAAGAAGAACAGGGTCTAGTAACAATAGCGCAGCTCTCGCAAAGCCGCCTACCGGGAAGATGTTCGTTCAGCCCACAATAACCACACAGTGAAGCTAAATACTTTCGGCAATCAGCGCAGAATCCCCGGCTTATGGTCCCGGGGCGCTCGCCGCAGCGTCTACATTTAAGCCGGAAGTAAATGCGCCGCGTTCGATTGGCGCTGAATTCGATAAATCGGCAATTTTCAACGGTATAATCAATTGCGCTGTTTTTGCGATCTATGGAGGCTTGGGCCATGAAGCACGCGCCGTCGCGGACATATAAGAGGTAAAGATCCGCAAGAGTCAGTTCACTACCGATTCCCTTTCCGCCGTAGTATGGAAAGCTTTGCGCCCGGTGATCCGTGCATCGCGACTTAATATTTGCAAGTATTCTGTGAAACTTCGTGCGTAACAGCGAAGCGCGCGACTTGTCTCGGCTTTGATTTTTCATTTCAACTTGAGCGCCCATTCTGCGATGGTTCCTTGAATTTGTCGTCGATTATGGTGCATGTACCAATTAGAACATTTCGGGCAGAGAAGGGCGTTTTCACCGTCGATCTGGTGAAGAAACAGTTCCTTGAATCCCTTTTTCTGACACCTGGCGCAAGGATAGGGCGATCTCCCCGGCCCTTCCTTGCTATTGGCTCCCAAGGCCGTTAATTCCTTCCCCAGCCGTGCGAGGCCCTCGCGTTCTTTGATGAGGCAGTCGGGGCAAATGTAGCCGCCCCAATCCGATCCAAGTTCGGGGGCGATTGAATCGGGAACCAGGTTGTCACAGAATCGGCATTGATGGCCGGTTATGAGAGTGATGGTCATTCTTTAGCCGCAGGCACAGGCACCGCATGTTGCTCTTTCGATTTGAAGGATAGCCCTGCCAAGCGTCGCCATTGAATTAACAATGACGGTTCCCGAAATCGGCGCGTTGCAGTTATCGCAAAACTTGAAAAGGCACAAGTGTGGCGTCTTATCGAGAGGCGAAAGCCCGAACATTATGCCGTCAACTCTAGCAAAAACGTCCGTCTTTGCTGGATTTTCAATGCGCTCAATGCCGACTAGTAGCAGCCCCGTTATTGGCTCCATGAGCCTAAGTAGCGTCTGATAATTTTGTTCGGTTTCCTCTTTTCGGGCGGCATTGTACTGTAAAAGCGCTTCTTCTCGAAGTCCCATGTTGTGCCTTTCTAGTGTGGTCGAATAATCGGACTCGCCTCCCTTTCAGCAATCGATCGCGCCGTCTCTTTGAGGTCAATCGACACAAGGGTCTTGTCCTTGTTGATGACGGTAATAAACTCGCGCCCGCAGGCGTTGCACTTGATGGCCGGGTCGTGAGGAATGACAACGACGCTCGCAACCGAGCCGTTCATAACCGACATCCTCGGGACGCGAGTTCTTAGCAGCCCTCGGCCGCATTCGCAGTTGACGACTTTATCCTCGGGGGGCGCGCCGCCTCCGTTTTCAGTACTCATTGTGGCCCTTGCTCCTTGAACAAAGCGATCCGTCGGCCCAGAATGTCGGAATACACGGACATCGCGGTTAGTTGCTGGCTGAGTAGCGTTTGTTCACCTTGGCCCAAGGTCGGAAAAATCTCGCCGCCAATGAAGGCTGAAAGCTTTGAAATCTTTTCGTTCAGGTCTTTTTGCTCTTCGACAACGCGGAGTTGGTAGTCTTTCATTTGTCGCCTTTCTCTCTCTTATGCTCTCGGCCCAGAATTTCCGGAATCGTCAGAACGAGCTCGCAAACTTTGACGTGCGCCTGGCAGTCGGCGAGCTCCTCAGGCTTGCAGGTTTTGAGTTTCGCGGAATAGGTCTTGAGGATTTCAAGAAGCCGCTCATGGACCTTCGGATGAAACTTCAGGTCGTCGGCCGACCATTCGCCGATCTTGTGCGTTTCAATATCGAGAGGGTCGTTGGCGCCGCGCGCGATTTCGGGTTTCATTCTGGAAGTATAAACTAGCTTCCGCCGAAAACATATTCCCTATTCAGGTCATCGGCCCGGCTGAATTTGGCCCTGCGGAGCTCCGGCTCCGGGCTGCCCCATGCCTCCCTGCAGGCCGGCTATGAGTGCGTCCAGTGGGTTTTGCTGCCCGCCCTGGCCCGGTTTTGCGCCGGCGGCGGATCCAATCATCCCGAGCATCGATTGAAGCCCCTGCATAAGCTCCTGAGTCTGGCGCTTCTGTACAAGCGAATTCTGATGCTCGTTGATGTGGTCGCGCATTTTCGTCATCGCGTCCAAATCGTGATCCGCTTCCGGGCCGTCCCACATCGCCATAATGCGGTTCTGGTGATCCGAGATATGAGCTTCGTCGTTGTCCTGGGGGTGAACGTGAATATCGTTCTTGTGAAGCACGCTGGACCATTCATTCTCCGGCGTCTGCGGAGCAAAGCCCGGCGCCGGCTCTTTGGAATACTTCGTGAAGTCAAGGCCGAAGGCGTCAAAGACGTCGACCAAAAACCTGTACTGCAAAACCGGATCTTGCATGGCAACGGGGAAGCCGCGCATGAGTTGCATCAATTGCGCGAGTTCCTGTTTCTTGCCTTCCTTGACCTGGGCGTCATCGGCAAAGGACAAGCTGAAATCATACTTGCCTTGGCGTTCTTTCGCGCCTAACTGAGCCCAGCCGTTTTGAAGCTCCCCATGCTCAAAAAGCCCCTGAGCGTCTCCGTCTGCGACGCGGAAGAAGTTTTGCTCGCTCCCAAACATGGTCCATTCGTCCCAAACCATATCAAGGAATTTCTTCAGATCCTCAGACAGCATTCGCATGTCGAGGGCCAATCTTACATCGCCCGCGCCCATGAGCAACCTTTGACCCCCCAGAGTCCGCGGGGCGTTGGGCTGTTCCATCCCTCGACCCATCGCGTTTTGAGTCAAGCCGGTAAGCATTTCTTGCAGGGAAATGAACATCTGCCAGAGTTCGGCGAAGGGCTGCAGGTTTGGGTTAATGGCCATCTGCTTGACGCCGGCCGCGTTCGCCACCCAAATAACATCGTACGTTTCGTATTTTCGGTTAGCGACGGACTCCCCGACATTCGGCTCGGCAAAAATCGGCGGGGCGATGGAGAAGTCAACGGCCTGGATTACCTTGTTGGCAAGGACCGTCAATTCATTCTCGATGTCCTGAATCATTTCCATCAGGCCCATCGGCCAGGCCTGCCCGTCGTTCAAAAGCCGCATATCGAAGAATGGCCGCTTATTCGGCGTGTCCGGATAAACTTCGTCGGCGTCCTGTATTCCGACAATCAACCTCAGTCGATCCGAGTAACGGACTATCAAATTGGATTCGACCATGTATTTACGGATTCCGTCGGTATCGATGAAAGTCCCGTCATCGGTGGGTTTGCTGGGGGAAGAAAACTCTTGATCTTCTTCGGCGCCTGGCGCCAATCCGGCATTAGCCGGCCGAATCTCCCCGGCCTGATCTTCTTTGCCCGGATCGAGGGCAACGGGCGTGCTTGGCGTTTCTTTGTTGAAATCGACGCCGGCCATAGTATCGCCGCCCATAGCGGTTTCGGCGTTCTCGGCGGGCGGCTGTTCGGCCCAGCGCCGCCAATGTCCATGCCACTCCCAAATTTCAATCTGCTCGCGTTGCATGGTCGTTGACGAATCCCTGAGAATTCCTTCGGCGAGGTCGTCTTCGATCAAAGACGGGTCTTTCTGAGAATCGCGCTCAAGCCCGAATCGCGCGTAGAGAACAATCTTCTTCCAGTTCTGTTTGATGCCCTGATACCAATCGCCCTCGGGATTCTGTTCACCCTCCGGCTCATTGTCCTGAGCGAGCATGTTCGTTGGGGTATCCCAATACCTCCGTATAATCCATTCGACGTTTTGAATGTCATCAAAGCCGGTCTTGCCTTCAAGCGAGGCGGGGAAAATAATCTCATCATTTCCGAGGGGCTGAATCTCCGGCCCTTCGTAGTAAATTTTCCGCTCGGTTTTTCGCTCGCCGGTTATCGGATCGACGGTTGTCTTGTTGTAGAATTTCGTGATCCAGGGAAGATGGGCGAAGGATCGGCCATGTTTCAGTCTCCGGAGAATCACAAGCGCCAGGGGTTTCATACAGGCCATGTTTTTGAAGACCTGCCATTTCATGGCGAGGCTCACCTTCTTGGCTATCTTGTCGTCTTGTGGAGTCGCGGGCTCGGCTTCGACCGTTGCGTTCGTTCCAAAGAGGGCATCGATTTCTCGAGCCCACTTCGTTAGAACCAATGCCAGCACAAACGGCACTTTGAAGTTTGATTTGCCTTGCTCGCCGCCTTGAAGCCCCACCCAGTTACGCCAGGATTTTTCCTGTTCGGCGCATCGGTCAATTCGGACGTTATGATCTTCGATCGCTCGCCAGTAGTCCTGTTGAATCTGGCGCATGAGTGCTTCCATTTCGCGCTTCGAGAATTTGAGCTGGGTGGTCGGCCGGCGCGGTTTCTGTTGTGTAGGCTGAGGGTCGTTGAATCCTGCGCGGCGCCGGAAGTGGCGGCCGAGCCAATCGAAAGGGTTGAGGGAAGCTATACCCATAAAGACTCAGTAAGAATTGGCGTTCTCCGCAAACCAGGCGAGAAACAGATCCGGCGGCTCCTTAATCAAGGGTTGAATTTTCTGGTCTCGCAAGACAAGACAAACGCATGGGTGTCGTGTTTGATAATCGGATTGGTCGACATAAACTGCCTCGCTGGCGACCAATATGTCCCTGATACGGATAAGCATTTTTTGCCCGGCATCATAAGGGCACTCGGTAGTCAGCACTCCATTTGTCACATCGGGCTTATAGGCCATACTGGCCGTGGAGTTTATTGAATTAGGAATTGCGGGTCAAGTGTAGTCGCCCCGTTTTGACCGCTCAATCGAATTTCGCATCCTCGCCTCACGGATCAACTTTTGCTTTTCGGCCTCACTGATCCCGTTGCCCTGGCCGTACTTTTTCGGAAGCTCGGCAAGCGGGCCCTTCGGTTTCGTGAGCATAACCGGCGCACGGTCCAGCGCCCAGGACAAGTACATACAGCCAAAAACTAAATCGTCGTGAGTTCCCTTCTGATGCTCGACCTTCCCGGTCGCGTGCTTCACGAAAGTGTTATGCTCAGAAATCGCCTGCTTTGAGTGCAGGATGATCCCGCGGTTCATCAGGAACCTTTCGTGGGTCGCTATCAACGTCGGCCGCGTGTTCGGCCTAATGACGAAACCAACCTCTTTGCGCCGCCGCGCCGTTGCTTCGTCAAGAACCTCATCGAAGTAAAGGCGGTCTGTCGGGTATCCCAGCCGAATCAACTCGACCAAAACCGCCCTGCCATTGCCTCCGGAGAATTCGGCTTCCACCACCCAATACACCCAATTGCCCCAGCGCCCGCCATAGTACCATCCGAGATCATACAAATACTGAGCAAATGGTGTAGGTTCAAGGCGCGTGTGCAACTCGGCGACTTGTTCCCCTAAAGAACGCTCGCCGATTTCAGCCACACACCAATCGGGATCGGGGGTTCCTTCGCCTTCGTTGATGTCAACGCCTTTGGCGACGTCGACGCCTCCAACGTACTGTCCGCCAGGCTGAGGGTGCTTCCAGATTGAGAGCTCGCCGTACTGATGCGGGGTAAACATAATTTCCTCGCGCCGAGTCGCGGGATTCAAGGTCATGGACAGTTCGCCGCGGTCGTATGGAACATTGGTGGGCATCCAAATGAATAGCTTCGGGTCGAAGCGTTGTCGATCAGAGGCGGCAAAGCTTACTTGCCAGGAGTGGGGATATTCCTGGTCAAACTTTTTCTTGTCCCCCTTGAACTCTTCGAGCTTTTTCCGCCGCCAATAAAGCTGTTCGAGCTGCAGGTTGTATTGCTCCTGAAGCGCCCATTCCTCATCAGTGAGGGATTGTTCAAACTTCTCCGGGTCGATTCCTTCAGCGATGAAGTCCCGCCAGTTGTCTTCATCCTCAAAGCAGCCGGCGAAGAAGAACCGATAATCGCCGATCCCGTCCATCGCATCAATGCAGTCTTTGTAAAAGGCGTTGTGCCCATTAGCCGTCGATTCCTGAAAGACCATCGTGCCCGGGTCGTTCGGGATCGTGCCAATGAGCGCCGTCATCAGGCCCCGAATGTTCGGGTAGTAGGCGGCCTCGGAAAGATGAAGGAACCTGAAGTCAAACGACCGCCCAAAGTCCAAATTCTTCGCGGTCGCAATTTCAACGCTTGAACGGTTTGCCCATTGAATAAAACCGGAATCAACTGAAGCGGAGCGCCGGGTCACGCGCGGGAGGCCGATTTTTAGATAAGGCTTATAAGTCTGCTCGTACTGGTGATAGTAGCTGAAAAGCTGGCGCGCCGCCTTCTTTTCGTGTGCAAGTATCAAGGCGGCCTGGCCCTCAAAGAAAGGCGTGCCGTGGAAGATTATCGCCGAGATGATCCGGGAGATTCCTATTCGCCGGGTCTTGTCGATGATGAACCGAACAGGCTGGCTTTTCCGAATGCAGTCGTTGACCTCGTTCAAAAATCGAACCTGCGCGGCTTTTAGGTTGAAGGGTACAAGTTGGCCGGCTCGATTCTGAAGGGTAAGGGCGGCCGGAATGAATTTGCCGTGATCCCTGAATTCGTTCCATAGATTGAGAGCGCCCGTTATTGTTGCGGGATCAATCGGCGTGTCAAATTGGACTTGAGATTGCACAAGGATGTTTTAGTGAGCGCGCGGTCGTTGGTAACGAGATTCGTTCCATGCTTCATTTCGAATTTCCCAAACAGAGACGCCCCCAAGCGTCTGCTCAAACGGTTTTTGGAGCGCGCGCTCGCGGTTGATTCTATAGCAAGTTCAAAGAAAATCAAAGCCCGGCTGGCAAGACCGGGCTTCGATTCCATTCAGCACTCGTAATGCGTCAGTGTGTCCCTCACTGAAGATTAAGTTGATTATGGCATGGGATCGGGGGCGCGTCAAGGATCAGCGTTTTTATCTTGAGTGGTTTGATTCTCATACTGGCATATCCTCGTTTCGCTGTCTGAAATACGCTCGAATGCCGTCCCTCAGTTTGATGTCTCTGAGGGTTCCGTGATCGACCAAGTGATAAACCCCTTGCCGGTCCCTCTTCAAATCGTGGGTTGGATCAAACTGACAATCAATTAAAATCTGGTCCCTGGTCGCGTACCTCCGGAATTTTTTCGGCCCGTGAGGATAATGCAGGGCGAGGCCCTTGACGACGCCTACATTCCTTCTGATGAGTCTTTCGGCCCTTTCCTGCCAGGACATCATCGCGTCAAGAAAATTCTTGTGGTAGCCCTTCCTGATGACGCGCTGCACGCCTCCAATCAACGCAAAGACCGTGTAATAATCGCAGGCGCCCAAAATAGCGGTGTCGATCAATCCCCCTACCGCGTCCCAGGCATCGCGCCGACAAGCCCAGGCCAGGCCCGGCGCGCCGGGATAGCCGGGCTTCCCGTAAGGGTAGTAGTAGCCAGCGGCCGGCGGCTTCGTGAAGTCGTACCTTCCGGAAACGTAGTTATCCATAAAGCCGTTTGCGGTGCCGATCAATTCGCCATCCGAATTCAAATCCTGATACTGACTCCACATCTGCACGAAGGAATAATACTGCAACTGATGGACGGTTTCATCGGCCCAATCGGGTCGAGCAAACAGCACGTCAGAGTCCACCCACGCGACATACTTCCAGTCCGCGGGCAGCCTCGACACAGCCAAGTTGATGAGATTCTCTTTGATCCAAAGATCAGTCGAGGGCCAATCAGACCGGAGCTGAATGTTGAACGGATCGTTTGGGGTCGTGACAACGAAATCGCGATCTCCGAAGGCTACCTCGATCGTAACAAGCTGAGCCTGATGCCCCGCGTTGACAACCATGTCCTTGAAGTCTTCATAGAGCCTCCACCGACTGCGCCAACGAATGGGATTGAAAATTGGCGTGACCACGTAGAGAGGATGGTTATGTCTATCAGGGCGCTCAAAGAGTCTGTGCGGGCGGTCAATCAGGAGTTGGCGCGAAGGCGCGGGCGGGTTTGCTCGGGGCAGATTCGGTTCCACTAGAAATGGCCTTTCAAGGCATCAGCGCGATCAAGAAAATCGGGACCAAAAGTACAGCGGTGAGGGATAGCCAAAAAAGAGTTTTCAAGACTCGGGCGCGGCGGCGCATTGCTTCTATTCGGGCTAGGACCGCAAAGGAAACGGAGGTCATGGGAGCTCCTTCCGCGGCAAATAGGTTCCACGCTCAGGGTGAGGGAGAGCCTGGATGGATCTAGTTTCCTCAGATGCCGAAGCAACACAGCGCTCATTTTCCCCAGCCAAGTGAAATGCGCGCGTTTTAGCTGTTCCGCGAACGAGGACAAGGTTTACCTCATCGCCGAGCTTCAGAGTTCCGAAGGCGGCATTTGCGGTCTGGCACCCTAACACGAACCCAACTTGAGTACGACCAATGTGAAGGGATAACGCGAATGCATTTTGCTGTCCGTCGGGAACAGCATCGACCACGATTTTCAGGGTTTTGTCGCTGGCTGCGGGTAGATGGCTACACAGGCTAAACTCGTCATGAGCGGCTTGGCGTTGCTGTTCGTATCGCACGTCCTGCTCTTTACGCATCAGCAAAAGTACGTTGTCAAGCTCTTCAAGCGTTTGCGGGATACTAACACCGGCTCTGGCGCAT